TTAGGAACTTACTCAATCACAGGCGGAATAGGAACTTTTACTAATGGTGTATTAAATGGCAACGGAACAAATCCTGCCAATTTATATTTAAAGAAAGGTTCAGCACCATTTTTTACTAATGCAAATAATTATGGATTAATAGCTGCCGTTTCAAGTAGCTTTATTTTAATATCAGATGTTGATGGAGCAAACTATAAATATGCAAGTTTTAATTTAGGCTCATTAACAAATAACACAAATAGGGCATTTACCCTACCTGACTTATCAGGTACTTTGACACTTTTAGAAGGAACGCAAACATTTAGCGGAGCAAAAACATTTAGTGGATTAGCAAGTTTTACAAATACATCTGGTATTAATATGCAATATGGTGCATATATTAACAAAGGAAATACACCATTAGCATTTAGTAGTGGTACAACTAATATTTATTCAGATGCTACAACTAATAATATTGTTATTAGGGATAATTCAAGTATTGCTAAATTAGAGTTTAATAACTCAACTCAAACCTACACATTCCCTGCTGCTTCAGGTACAATAGCATTGACAAGTAATATACCTTCAATTACAGGTCTTGTTCCTTATACTGGAGCAACTACAAATGTTAATTTAGGTTTTTTTAATTTTGATGCTAATCAGATTAATGGTTTTAAAATAATAGCTAAATTAGATGGTACAAATTCAGGTTCACTTATTTTAAGAACAGGCACTTCTGGGTATTCTTATGGTAATGATTCAATTTCATTAATAAGTTCTCCAACAAGTGCTAATACATTAACAATAGTATCTGATGTAAGTTTAGTAACTAAAATTGCTCAAATTGGTCTTGGTTCATTAACTGCAACAAGAACATTTACCCTTCCTGATACTTCAGGTACATTAGCTTTGACAAGTAATTTGTCTGCATATTTGCCATTATCAGGTGGAACTTTAACAGGTGCTTTAGGCGGAACAAGTGCAAGTTTTTCAAGTAGTGTAACGGCAACGGCATTTATACCAACAGGTTCAACTATACCTACTAATGGTATGTATAGAAGTGCTGCAAATACTTTAAACTTTGCAACAAATAGTGCAAATAGATTTACAATTGCATCTGATGGTGTTGCTACATTTGGAACTGATTTATATGTAAATAGAAATATCTATGTTAATAATGCAGAAGGTGGCGTTTATTCAGATTTTTATGGTAGAAATTCAACAAGCACATCTACTCCTTTAGCTTTTCTTTATGGTTCAGCAGGTACAGTTACTTGGAATAATGGTGGTACTAAAATGACTTTAACAAGTGCAGGTGCTTTACAATTAGTAAGTTCTATAAGTGCTACAAGTGCTACATTCTCAAGTAGTGTAACGGCACAAACAGGAGAATTTATAAGTGGCGGTCAAGATGGTGCAACAGGTTCAGTTGTTAGGATTAGTACTACAAGTACAAATGCAAATGCAAGAAATTGGGGTATAGTAAATACTTGGGATAACTTTGGAGATTTGACTTTTAGAGTAAGTAATGCACAAGGTGGTAATGCTTTAAGTGCTGGTGCTACAAGAATGGTTATATTATCTAATGGAAACGTAGGAATCGGCACGAGTAGTCCTGCGAATAGATTGCACGTTTACAATACTGCTGCAACAGATGCTATGCAAATTGAATCAACACAAGTATTTTCTACTATTGCCTTTAGGTCATCTACAAATAGTTCAAGTGTTACAATAGGTATAGATGGAGCAGGTAACGCAGCATTTGAAAATAAGTTATCAAGTGGTGCTATGGCATTTGTTACCAACGGAAGCGAAAGACTGAGGATAACATCAGATGGGCTTTTAAAGGCAAAAGGACCAGCAAGTACATATTTAAATGCAACTGGACCTTATCATGAATTAAGAACATCAAACACTGATGAATGGATTGGAATATTTTCAAACACATCAGCTTCTCCTTATGGGGTATACATGGTATATCCATCTTCTGCTCCAAATAATTCAGTAAACTATTTTTTACTTTGTGCAGATTCAAGCACAACAAGACTACAAATTAGAGCAAATGGTGGTTTAGCTAATTATCAAGGCAATGATTTAAACTTATCTGATGAAAGAACTAAAAAAGAAATTATTCCTTTAGAATCTTATTGGGATAAATTTAAAGCTATTGAGATTGTAAAGTTTAAATATAAAGACCAAACTCACGATGATTTTAATATAGGAGTAATTGCACAACAAGTTGAAAAAGTAGCACCAGAATTTGTTGATGTTGATGGTTGGGGTAAACCTGAATTAGATGAAGATGGGAACGAGATTGTAAGTGATGAAGAACCATTAAAGTCAATTTATACTGCTGACTTACATCACGCTACTATAAAAGTACTTCAAGAAGCTATGGCTAAAATTGAACAATTAGAAGCAAGAATTAAACAATTAGAAAATAAATAATATGAAATACTGGTACATTAATCAATTAGAGATAATTTTGTAGTATGGCATACGTTTATAGACATATTAGGTTAGACAAAAATGAGCCATTCTATATTGGGATAGGTTCTGATAGTAAATTTTATAGAGCAAATAAGAAAAGTCAACGTAATATTTATTGGAAGCGAATAATAGCTAAAACAGATTATAGCGTAGATATTTTATTAGATGATTTAACTTGGGATGAAGCGTGTAATAAGGAAAAGGAATTTATTGCATTATATGGTAGAAAGGATTTAAATACAGGGTGTTTAGTTAATATGACTGAAGGTGGTGATGGTGGAGTTGGCAAGATAGTAAGTGATGAAACAAAACAAAAATTATCTATTGCAATTAAGGAATGGAACAAAACAAGGGTAATTAGTGATTATCAAAGACAAAAGGCATCAAATCATTTTAAGAAATTAAACAAAGACCCAAAGTTTCAAGAAAAAAGAATAGAATCTTTAAGGTCAAGTGAAAAACTTAAAGAATATAATAATTCAAGAATAGGCATACCTTCTGGATATAAACATACGGAAGAAATGAAAAAGAAGTTATCTCAACTTAGAATAGGGAAAAAACGAAAGTTTGAGGAATATTCTATGAAATGCAAGCCATTAGTACAATTAACTTTAGATGGTCAATTTGTTAAAAAGTGGCAATCTGCAAGACAAGTTCAAAGAGAAACAAAGTATTTACAATGCAATATTTCAAATTGTTGCAATGGCGGATATAAACAAGCGTATGGATTTAAATGGGAATATATAAAACAATAAAATTATGAGTAAATATTGGGTAGTAAATCAACTTGATTGTATTCCATCTTTAGATGGAGAATATGCAGACTTTGTTGTCGTAGCACATTGGAATCGTTTAGCAAAAGAAACAATTAACGACAAAGAGTACTTTGCTTCGGTATATGGTAGCCAATCCTTCTCAAAGGATGACGTTACTAACTTTATACCTTACGAGGATTTAACCTATGAAATCGTATGTGGATGGTTGGATTCTACAATTAACGTAGAGGCTTTAGACCTAAACTTAGATGCTCAAATAGAGAATCAAGTTAACCCACCTATAATTACACTTCCTTTACCATTCACGAATCCATAGGAAATTTAAAGTATTTAACTATATTTGTATATAAATTAAAAACTATGATAACAATTAATCAAGAACAAATCAAGGAATTAGAAGCGTTTATCAACACTATCCCAACTGCGTATGGTTTACCATTATTGCAATTCTTGGGTAAGTTAAATGCAGAACAAAATCCACCATCAGAAGTAAAAGAAGATTAAAATGGTACATAATAGCAATCAATCGGACTTATTAACTATCGTTAGCGGAACATCCGCATTTATTAGTGTTGCAAATGTGCAACCAATAGTTTCTTTAATAGCTTCGTTGATTGCTATTGTTTCTGGTCTTTTAGCTGCAAGGTATTACATTAAGGCTACCAAAAGATTTAAGTAATGAAAGATGTAGTAATCGTTCTATTAGTGGCGGTTCTAATCTTTTTTATCGCAAGTGAGGCACGATACACTAAAACTGACCCTATAATCATAGCGGACACAGTTTATCAAGAGAAAACTTTTACTAAGTTTATTAAAGGGAAATCTATCCCTTTTGTCGTTTTAGACACAATCTATCTTATTGACAAGGTTACGGACACAATTACAATCGTTAAAGACTACAACCAAGCTAAGGTTTATTCGGACACTATAAAGATTGATTCTTTAGGCTTTGCTTACATACAGGACACAATCAGTCAAAACAAGATAAAAGGAAGGGGTTTTAGTGCTAATTTTAACCTTCCGACCATAACAATTACCAAGTTAATAGAGCCAAAGTCAAAGAACCAGCTTTATTTGGGATTTATAGGCGATTTAAAGCACTCTAATGGTCAAATTGGTATTGGCGGTTCAATTGCCCTTAAAACGGCTAAAAACACCTTATATACGGCAACGGCAACAATGAACGGATATTCATTTGGTTACTATAAAAAATTCTAATGAAGAACTTTATAAATAATATGTTAGCTGGGGAAAACGGAGCAATAAGCCATAAGAGGGTAATTGCTTCTATTGGTGCTTTATGTTTATTTGGATGCTTTGTATTTAAGGCAAATATTAACGAGCATTTAGCTGACCTTGTATTTTGGTTGGTTTGTGCTTGTATGGGATTTGCTTCAATAGATAAATATACCAACAAATGAAAAAGAACGAAAAGTTAGCTTTTGCTATTGGGTTTGTTTTATGGGTTATAGGTATGGTTTACTTTTTAAATCAAGTGTTATGATTTCCAAGAAAGCAATTGAGATGATTATTAAGCACGAGGTAGGAGGTAGAGCCGTGTATGAAAAAAGGTATCAGAAACCAATTTGGGCAGGTGGCGATTCGGGCTGCACTGTGGGCTTAGGCTATGATTTGGGTTATGTAACCGAAAAGCAGTTTTTTAGCGATTGGGATGGCTTAAATTTGAACTTTCTTAATGCGTTAAGGAAAGTAGTAGGGATAAAAGGCGAGTCGGTTAAATCAATGATGCGAGGCGAAATTCTACAAGTTAGGATTCCATACAATTTTGCATACGATGTATTCGTTAATAAGTCGCTACCTAAGTATTATAAATTAACAAAGGCTATTTATCCAGAATTAGATTCTTTAAACGAGGACACAAGAGGTGCGTTGGTTTCAATGATTTATAATAGGGGTAATAAGTTAGAAGGAGATAGGCGAAAGGAAATGAGGGCAATAGTTGACCTTGTGGCTAAAGCTGACTACGAGGGCATAGCCGACCAGATAGAACGAAGCAAACGGCTCTGGGAGAATGTCGGACTTGACGGCTTGGTCAAACGTAGAGAAGAAGAAGCAGACCTGATACTAAACTCAATCGCATAAAACAAAAATCTATGGCAACAACAAAAAAAGGCGGAAGCAAAATCACAATGAGTGGTCAGATAGTCTTGGACTATTTAGCTAAATATCCACAATGGATGCCGTCTAATACTTTGGCTTCTTTGATTATGAAGGAGCAAAGCGCACACTTTGACAATCAAGAAAACGTACGTTATTTGATACGTTATTATAGGGGTAAGACAGGAGAAACTAAAAGCGCAAAAGGAACTAACAAGCAATTTATAGAAGATTTTAAACGTACAAGTTCACAATTTGTGCAGCCACCAACTTGGGTAGAGGAAAAGGTTGTTTACTGTTTACCGATAGGAATTAAGAAGATGGGTTTTATAAGTGATCTGCAAGTTCCTTTTCACGACCCAAAAGCGATTGAGGTTTGCTTTAAATACTTAAATGACCAAAAGATTGATTCATTATTTATCAATGGCGATTTGGTTGACTTTTATCAATTAAGCGATTTCCAGAAAGACCCAAGAGTAAGAAAGTTTGATGAAGAACACGAGGCAATAATTGAGATGCTTGGATTTATTAGGGCATCATTTCCTTTGATTCCTATTTATTACAACTTAGATGCCAACCACGAATTTAGGTATGAAAGGTATATGCGAACCAAAGCACCTGAATTATTAGGGTTAAACGGCAAATTTGACATTGAGGAAATCTTAATGCTGAATACTTTTAACATTATACCGATTAAGAATATAGACCACGTTAAGTTCGGCAAGTTACCTATTATTCACGGCGATACTACATTTAGAAGGGGTAGCGGTGTAAACCCAGCCAAGACCTTATACGATAGAGTTAAGCAGTCGGCAATAGCTTCGCACGTTCATCAAGTACAATCTTATACAACCAAGAATCAGTTTGATGAAGAAGTTTTTACTTGTTGGACCACAGGTCATTTGATGCATCCAAACGTGGAATATTGTAAGCACGTTGATAATTACTCACAAGGATTTGCCATATTAGAAAAGGATGTTGAAGGTTACTACTCGGTTCAAAATAAAAGAATCTATAAAAATAAAATCTTCTAATATGCGATATCCTAAAAACTTTGCAAAATTGACACCACTACAACAAGAGCAATGGTTAGTTACTAAACTAATTGAACTGCACCATTTAGAACAAGACATTAAGTTAACCTTAGGCAAGATAAGAGGTGGCGAGAAACTTATATTTAAAGAGGTTGACAGACCTGACTTAGCTTTATTGAAAGATGAAGATTAAAATAGAATATCGCAAACTTGGTAGGGAACAAGCACACGGCATTGCCGAAAGTGATGGTGTAGTCTATTTAGATTCACGTTTAAAGGGCAAGAAGCACCTTGAAATCCTTTTGCACGAGTGTTTACATATACTTAACCCAATGGATGACGAGGAAGCGATTGTAGAGAAAAGTGTAACTTTATGTAAGATTCTCTGGAAGGAAGGTTACAGGAGGGTTGATAATTCTAATGATACACCATTGCAAGATGGTTCTAAATAGTTGTTCGTTCATAGTTCCCCATCCCTAAAAAGGTGGGGTTTTTTATATATCTTTGGCTTTCATATTGGTGAACTTAGGTTTAACCCTCCTTTTAGTCTTATTAGGAGGGTTTTTTATGCCCTTTTACCATTCATCCCTATTATTTGCCGTTCATCACATTTTTAGAAAATATTTGACTTGTTTGATAAAGTTATAAGGTTTTACCCTATCTTTGAGTTCTAAACCAAAACAAACCAATATGAAAACTTACGAAATTTCAAGAACACAATTAGTACACAACGGATGTTTATTTACTGAACTTTATAATGCATCTGAATATGTAACCATTAAAATATCACCTATGGGTGGCACTTTTACAAGTGGAGAAAAGGAAATATTTGTAAATGAAAAAATGGATTATTATACAAACCTTTTAGACTTTGTATTAAATAACTATTAAAATAAGTTAGGGGTGCGGCTAATCAACGCACAATTTTTTAAACCAAAACAAACCAATATGAACAAGCTAAAAACACCACAGCAAAAGGCAAACGAACGTTACCAAGCCGAATCAATCAAACCGATGTATGCATTTATCATTGTATGCATCGCATTTTTAATTACCGCAATCCTTCAAAACATTTAAAACAAACAACTATGAAACTAACTGCTATGCAAGATTTAATTGATGATTTAAACAGATATAACAATGCAGATATATCGCCATTAGGTTTAAATATGATAAGAATAATTAAAGAACGTGCAGAAGAAAAACTTTTAATAGAAAGGCAACAAATAGAAGCTGCTTATAATAACGCTAAAAATTACCCAAGTAATGATTGCGATGGCTCTAAATACTATTTTATGAACTATATAACAAATGACTAATGAAAACACCTATGCAAGAACTATTAGAGTACATTAAAACGGCTCACACCTTTACATTCCTTCCTGAACAATTAGCTAAAACTATTGAGGAAAAATATTTGCCAATGGAAAAAGCTGATTTAAGAAATGCTTTTGATAATGGCGAAATAAACGTATGGAATAGCAAAAGAGATGAAGGATTTGAATTTGAAGGAGGCATTGATTATTACAACAAAACTTATAAAAACTAACTTATGAACGCAATTGAAACCCTTATTTACACATTAGAAACACAATTAAAGACAATGCCAAGTGGCTATGTAAAAGAAACTGTAACCGCCTGTAAGGAATTAGCCGAAGGCATAAAAGCAATTTATGAAAACCCTAATAACGACATTAGTAACCAACCAAATCAAGACTAACCTACAAACCGAAGCCGACTCAAAAGGCATAACCTTAAGTAAGTTGGTTTACAAAATCCTAAAACAATATGAGCAAACTAATCTACCAAGAGAAACAACTAAAGTTGCACAAAAGAGCAACAATACTACTCCAGCTGCTAAAGGAAGCACAAGGAAGGCAAAATCTATTTGAGGCTGATTTAACGGAATGGAGGCGAGGCTTGGATGACACAAGAACAATGATTAGCGAAGAAGATTTACTAATTAAGATTGCACGAATGAACGATGTGCAACGTAGAATCCTTAAAAGCTACCATTTCCTTATCCTTGACCTTTATACATTAACAGAGGAGTTTATGCTCCCAATTAACCTTTTACATTTCTAATGAGAGAAGTACATAAAACCTATATGGCAGAACTTGAAATAGAGGTTTTGCGAGATAAGAACAAAGAACTTAAAAAAGAAATAAACAGGCTTAAAGACCTATTAGACCAACATTTAAACATAAAAACTACAAGAATGAGCAAAGAAGAACAAAAAGACTACGCAATTGAAATAGCCGAAAAAGTGTGCAATTACTATCAAATTAAGTACGGACAAATGATGTCAAAATACAGAGGCGAGGAAGTTACTTTGGCAAGACAAATGACAATGTATTTGACTAAAGAAAAAACCAATTTAAACGGCGAGGAAATAGCCAAAATCTTCAATAGAGATAGAACCACAGTTTTACATTCTATTTCAAAGATTAAGGGACAATTGTCAAATAAGTTTGATGATACCATAAAAAAGGATGTTTTCAACTTAAATGTGCTAATTTAATTTGGTTATTAACACTAAAGTACCTAATTTTAAACTCTAAAACCAACCAATATGAACGAACAACAACTGGCTAAAAAGCCACAACTTTCGTACACGAAAGACCAAGTAGAGTTAGTAAAATCGCAGATTGCTCCAGAGGCAACAGTTGATGAACTAAAGCTATTTCTTTACCAAGCACAACGCACAGGATTAGATGCGTTATCAAGGCAGATTTATTGCATCCACAGGAACGTTAAAACACAAAACGGATGGGCAAAAAAAATGACCATTCAAACAAGTATTGACGGCTTCCGAGTAATTGCTGAACGTAGCGGTAACTATGGTGGACAAAGCGAACCAATCTTTGTAGAACAAGATGGCAAGTTAATTTCTTGTAAGGTATCAGTATTTAGATTTCACGGAGATTCAAGGTATGAAGCAGCCGTTGGAGTAGCTTATTGGGATGAATATTGCCAAAGAACAAACGATGGCAAACCGATGGGTTTATGGGCGAAAATGCCACATACAATGCTTTCTAAAGTTGCAGAGGCATTAGCTTTGAGAAAGGCTTACCCACAAGATTTAAGCGGTCTTTACACAGGCGATGAAATGGCGCAAAGCGATGACAAACCAGCCTATATTAAAACGCACGATAATCTTGATGACTTGGAGTTAGCTATTGATTTATGCATAAGCACAAATGAATTGGCTGAACTTTACACATTGAATCAGGAACTTGCAACTAAAGATGTAACTAAATTATTTACCAAGAAAAAAGAATCTTTATGACACCTTTAAAAAGACTATGGGATTTAAGGGAGGAAGTTAAGTTTTGGAATTACAAAGTAGAAACAAGCTATCCTCAAAATGCAGCAGAAATGATTTATAAATTAAATGCTGCCAAGTATAAACTTAAATTACATAAACAACTACACTTCCCAGAGTTATTAGACCAACCTAAAAGGGATTATGTTCCTTATCAAATGTTGGCTGATAAATTTGAAGTATTTGAAAACTATTTAAACGACTAATTATGCCTTATTCAACTTGCTGCGGAGCATATACCGATATGGATGAAATTGGAATTTGTCCTGATTGTTTAGAACATTGCGATTTTGAAGATGAAGAAGACGAAGAAGAATTAGAACAAGATAGACAAAACGAAATAGCATTAGAACAAGAACAAATTAATAAACACGAAAACTAAAAACAATGATTGTATTAAACATTTGCAAAGAGGAAATTAACTGGAAGGAAGCTAAGAACGGCAAAAATTATGCTAACATAGCTACTGACTTTTTAAAACAACCAGATGACAAAGGTAACACCCACACTGTATGGAACAACCAATCCATAGAAGAACGAGCAGAAAAAGCAAAGAAAAACTATTGTGGCAGAGGTAAGCAAGTATCTTACAATGCACCAACTGCTAAAAAAGAATTTGCAGTAAACCAACAAGAAGCAGAACCACATTCAACTGATGACCTACCATTTTAGTAAACAACCCCTCGTTGGGCGATAACGTTAAGCGCAAATTTAAAACCTAACAATATGAGAGCAGTAACAATAACACAAATTGACCCTAATGAGTTAAAGGATATTATTGAAGATTCTATGTTTAGAGTGTTATATAAACAAAAACATAATGATATTCTTAAATTAGAATTAAAAATTCAACAATTACAAAAACTATTAAAAACCTACAACTATGAGCCAAAACCAACAAATCGCAAACTACCTAATTAAGGGTAGAAAATTAACCCCTATTGAAGCCTTAAACAAGTTCGGATGCTTTAGATTAGCAGCAAGAATAGCTGACCTAAGGAACGATGGTATGAACATAAAAACTACAATTATTAAGCTAAAAAACAAGAAACAAGTAGCACAATATTCGGTTAATTAGTTTATCTTTGTACAAAGGTGTCGGATACCTTATACTAACTTATTGGCTCAAAGCTGAAACCCTAATCCGACTGGGGTGGAAGCCGAGAGCCTTTTTTATTTTATGGCTAAAGACCCAGCATTTTTATTTTACCCTAATGATTACATAGGGGGAACTATGGGTATGACTTTTGAGGAAAAAGGTGCATACATTGAATTATTGATGTTACAATTTAATAGAGGTCATATGGATGGTCATATGATAGGTCATTGTGTAGGTCAAATATGGGAAAGAATTAAAAGTAAATTTATTCAAGATGAACAAGGTTTATGGTATAATGAACGTTTAGATATAGAAAAAGCCAAAAGAAAGGCATTTAGTGATTCAAGAAGGAATAACATTAAAGGTAATAATCAACATATGATAGGTCATATGACCACCCATATGGAAAATGAAAATGTAAATGTAATTGAAGATAAAAATATAAATATAGATTTTGAATGGTTTTGGAATGAATATGATAAAAAAGTAGGGGATAAGCAAAAGTTAAGAAAGAAGTGGAATAAATTAACCGATGAAGAAAGGCAAAATGCGATGAATTATCTTGAACTTTACAAACAATCAGTACCAGACAAACAATTCCGTAAAAACCCTGAAACATTCTTAAACAACAAATCTTGGAACGATGAAATCATTAACCGAAGTATTACCCCAATCCATAAACTTACTTACGCAGAGCGAGAAGCTATTGCACTTAGAAATTTATAATAAACTTGAACCTGATGAATTAAAGGTTGTTGTTGCTTTAGATACTATGAGTATTGGTCGATGCTCACCTATTGAGGTTAAAGAACACCTTAAGACCTGTATTGCATTAAGCGGATGTCAAACACCAACGATTGAGTTATTTCAATTCCTATGCGAATTTGTTATTAAGAATTACGGCAATTATAAACTAAAGGAACTTGGGGTAGCTTTTGAACTTTACGCAATGGGGAAATTATCGGTTGACAAAGCGATTATGTTTACCCCTAAATTCTTTGGTGATGTAATGGCAGCTTATAAGCCAATAGCTTTACAAGTAAGACAAAAGACCTATGTTGAGCCACAACCAGTAGAGATACCAACATTGCAAGATGATGAAGTTATTGAGGCATTGTATGAAAATTGGGATAAGTCGGCTAAAAGAGGTTGGGAGTTGCTAAATACGATGGCTTTTGACATACTATGGAAACGAAAGGAACTAAACAAGGAAAACCTAAGTCAAGAGAAAGCCGACCAAATAAAGAACAAAATAATAGCACATTACAAGGCACAAGCTAAAACACCTAAAGACTTAGAGAAATTAAATAATGAATTATTTATCAAAAATGAGTGCAAAAGATATACTTTGTACCTATTTTTACAAAACAAATTATAGCCACCTCAAGAAATTAATATTTAATAACAAGATAGTGATTTGGGGAACTTGGGGTGGTT